CAAAGAACTAGTAGATAAGTATAAAAAATGGCAAAAGGAAACAAGACCTGATAAGATAGAAAAGTTAGATGAATGGGATTTTAGCGGTAATGACTTAATATTTGCTGTTAAAATCAATGAAATAATAGATAAGGTGAATAAAAATGATTAAAAGTTTTGTTATAGGGATTTTGGTAGTTGTATTATTACTAGATATTATGTTTATATATGCAAGTATAAGAATAAATAGTGAGGTGAAAAATGACAATAAACCAAGCCAAAGCAGAAAGACAAAAATTAATAAATGAGTTAGAACTTTATTTGGAACAAAAAGAAATTAACTTTATAAGAACACAACCTAAAAGTCCTATTATGAAAGATGTAATAGAGGGAAAATCTGATGGATTCAGGATTAGTGATAAATATACTCATTACATAATCAAAGATGAGAAATTCGATGAAAAGATATTTACTCTACAAAAAGAAATCAATGCTTTAGAAAAATACATTATAAATGAAATGGAAAGAATTAATAAAGAAGGTGGAGATTACTTGATAAGATATTATAGAGATGTGGAAAAGTTTTCATGGGAAAAGATTGCTAGATTAACCCATTATTCTATAAGACAATGTCATAGATTATATGCAAAAAAATAAAGATGGCACATTATGGCACATTTTATATGGTATAATGTGTATAGTGGAAATTTATCAGGTGAGGTAATATTTGCACTAACATTCTAAATTTTATCAGGCGCTACCAAGATTAATGGTAGTGTTGAGTGAATAATGAGTATTTAGTATAACTAATGTCTGTGATTTATTCATTCAATACTGCTATTAATTTAGCAGTTTGCTATGTAGAAAGGTATATATGATAACCAGACATATATATCTTTTTTCTTCTTATTATGATATATTAATAATAGGAGGAAAAATGAAGAAGTTGTTAGAAAAGATAGCAGGTGTATTATTGATACTTGCTATAGCAGGATATTTTTTAATATTTTATCCATTTATAATTAGTCCTGGTGAAGATGGACAACCAAGATGTAAAAGTCTTATAGGTTTATCTGTAGGATGTTAAGAAGGATCAGTAATGATTCTTTTTTAATTAGAATAAATAAGGGTGTAATCTGAGTGAGTGGGAAAAATGCAAGTTTATAAGGTAGGCATTTTTAGAGGGTTTTTATAAAACTTATAAGAAAGGAGTGATAGTTATGATGGGCAGACCATTAAAATTTAAAACACCAAAAGAAATAGAAAAAAAAGCTAATGAGTATTTTAAAGAGTGTGATGAAAAAGAAAAACCATACACAATAACAGGATTAGCTATTGCTCTTGATACTGATAGAAAAACATTATTGAATTATGAGGATAGAGATGACTTTTTCCCCACGATAAAAAAAATAAAGCAAAAAGTAGAGAATTATGCTGAAGAAAGATTATTTACAGGAAGTAATACAGCAGGTGTTATATTTAACCTAAAAAATAATTATGGATGGGTAGATAGACAAGAAGTAGATGCTAATGTAGATTTATCTGAAATAAGAGTTGAGATAAGAGATGAGTAGATTAGTATCAATACCAAAGAGTGCATTTAATAAATCATTTATAGAGTTATTAGATGATGAACATAGATATTTAGTATTATTTGGTGGTGCTGGAAGTGGTAAGTCTTATTTTATAGCAGAAAGATATATCTATAAGATGCTAAAACAAAAGCAATTCAACTTATTAGTAGTAAGAAACACAGGAAAGACAAACAGAGATTCAACTTATGCATTATTTAGACAGATACTAATTAAATGGGATTTATACAAGTATTTTAAAGTAAATGAAAGTGATTTAAGAATAAAATGCAATCTAAATGGTAGTGAAATAATATTTGCTGGATTAGATGATGTAGAGAAATTAAAGTCAGTAACATTTTCTAAAGGAGAATTAACTGATATATGGGTAGAAGAAGCATCAGAGATACAGGAAAGTGATTTTAATCAATTAGATGTCAGACTTAGAGGTAAAGGAGTTAAGAAACAAATAGTATTAAGTTTTAACCCTATAGATATTAATCACTGGTTAAAGAGAAAATTCATAGAAAAAAAAGATGATAACATCTTAGTAATGCATAGTACATACAAAGATAATGACTTCTTAGATGAAGATTATAAAGCATTGCTAGAAAGCTATAAAGATACTGATCCATACTACTATGATGTATATTGCTTAGGTAATTGGGGAATATTAGGAAAGACAGTATTTGATGCTAACAAGCTAACACAAAGAAGAAATGAACTAAAGCCACCATTAAAAGTAGGATATTTTACTTATGATTATGATGGACTAAAGTTAAGTAATATAAAATGGGCAAATGATGTAAATGGGTACATAAAGATATACAAAGTACCTAACTCACCAGCAATGACTAAATATTGCATAGGTGGAGATACTTCAGGAGATGGAAGTGATTATTATACAGCCCATGTATTAGATGCTAAGACAGGTGAACAAGTAGCCTGTTTTAAAAATGAATTTGATGCAGATATATATGCAAAGCAAATGTATTGCTTAGGTGTGTATTATAAAGATGCATTAATAGGAATAGAAAGTAATTTTGATAGTTATCCTATAAGAGAATTGCAAAGATTAGGATATATGAATCAATACATAAGAGAACAACAAGACACATACACAGGAAAGTTAGAAAAGAGATATGGATTTAGAACAACACAAATAACTAGACCTGTAATAATAAGTAGATTAATTGAATTAGTAAGAGAACATACTGAACTATTAAATGACTTAGATACAATAGAAGAACTGCTAACTATTATAAGAAATGAGAAAGGAAGAATAGAAGCACCAGAAGGTGGACATGATGACCAAATGATGGGATTAGCAATAGCACATGAAATAAGAAACCAAGTAGTATTTGATACAGAACCTATATATAACTATCCAGAGTTCAAAGAGTTTGAATTTGATGTAGTTAATGATAGTGATTTTGGAGAACAAATAGTAGTAATTTAAGGAGGGTAATATGAAAAAGAAAGTATTTAGAAAAAGATACAAAGTGGTAGAACAACCTAAAGAAGAACCTAAAAAAGAGAAAAAGGTGAAAAAAGATGACAGAAATACTAATAGTAAGTGGGCTTAATATAGTCTGCTTTTTAATTGGCGCAATAGTAGGACAAAGAGTACTTGAAAGAAAGCCTGTTATTGTAAACCCTATACAAGAGATAAAGAACCATCAAGAGCAAATAGAAATATCTAAGGAAGAACAAAGATTTCAAGATATAGCAGATAACATAGATGCATATGATGGTACATCTTTTGGACAAAAAAGAATAGGAGGTTAAGGTGGATTTATACAATATTGATGATATACCTAAGACAGACACATGGGAGTTGTTTGAAAGAGGTAGAGATTATTTAAGAAGAATGAATGTCTATAGTGATACAGACTTGAACTACAGAATGTATAATGGAGATCAATGGGCTGGTGCTATTATAGATGGAATAGAAAAAGCACAATATAACTTTATTGAAACAATAGTAAACTATAAAGTATCTACAATAAATCAAAACTTATATGCAATTCATTATTCAAGTGAGAATTTTGAACAAAAAGAGTTCAGAAAGAATGCTAAAAAAGTATGTGATTTACTAGATAAGAAAGCATCTAAAGTTTGGGAAAAAGACCAAATGGACACTAAAGTTAGAGATGTAAGTAAAGATAGTGCTATAAATGATGAAGGTGTAATGTATGTTTATTATGATGAAGATACACAATCACCAGTAAATGAAGTATTAAATAAAAATGATATACAATTTGCTAATGAACAAAGTATAGATTTACAAAGTCAACCATACATAATTATTAGTAGAAGAAAACCTGTTATTGCTATTAAAGAACTAGCAAAACAAGAAGGATGTTCAGAAGAAGAACTAAAAAATATTGTTAGTGATAATGATATGCAAGACCAAGCAGGAGAAAATGCTAAGATTGAAAAAGATGATATGGTAACATTTGTAACTAAGATGTGGAAGCAAGATGGTACTGTATGGTATCAATCAGCAACTAAATATGTAGATATAGAAAAGCCTAAAGATTCAGGATTAACTCTATATCCTATATCACACTTTATATGGAAAGATAAAAAAGGATGGAGTAGAGGAGAGGGTGAAGTTAGAAACTTAATACCTAACCAATTAGAACTTAATAAAACATTAGCAAGAAGTTTATTAGCAATAAAGCAATGTGCATATGCTCAAAAAGTTGTAAATATGGATAAGATAGCAAATCCAACAGCAGTTAACCAAGTAGGTGGAATAATTAAAACTAAGAATGGTGCTACTGTAGAAGATGTATCTAAGATATTCTCATATATACAACCAGCAAGTATGAGTACAGATGTATCAAAAGTAATGAGTGATTTAATTAATATCACTAGAGAACTAAAAAATGCTGGAGATATAGCAACAGGTGGAATTAATCCAGAACAAGCAAGTGGTAAAGCTATTTTAGCAGTACAACAAGCTAGTCAACAACCATTAAATGAACAAGCTATAGGACTTAAAAAATTCATAGAAGATATAGCTAGAATATGGCTAGATATGTGGACAGTATATACACCAGATGGAATGAAGCTAGAAGAAGATGCAACAGATCAAGAAACTGGAGAAGAATACACACAAATAGTAGATGTACCAGCTAGTATGTTAGAGAATTTAAAGGGAACTGTTAGAATTGATATTACACCAACAAGCCCTTATGATAAATATGCTAGAGAGTTATCTATTGAAAATATGTTTAAAGCAGGTATGTTTAATATACAAAAACTACCAGAGTTAAAGATTTATGCTGATATACTACCAGATGATAGTACAATGCCTAAACAAGAGATACTTGATGCTATAGATAAGATGGAAGAAGAACAAGAAAAGATAGCAATGATAAATGCACAAGCACAAATGATGCAACAAAGAGCTAGTCAATTCTTAGGTGGAGATATAAATCAACAAGCTCAAATGATTAATGATGCAATGACACAGTAATGTGTTTTTTTAGTCCAAGCATTTATGACTATAAAAGATATGGAATATATAGTGAAGCAAACACTTTAAAATAGGAAGGGAATAGTTATGGAAGATAACAAAGAACTTGTAACAGATGTTACTGAAAATGTTGAGGAACAAGCAACAGAAGAACTTGTTGAAGGTACTACTGAACCTACTACTGAAGATGTAGAAACTACAGAAGAAGTTAGTGAAGAAGTAGAAGAACCTGTAAAGAAATACACAGATGCTGATGTAGATGATATTGTGAATAAAAAACTTTATAGACAAAAACAAAAACTAGAAAGAGATTTTAATAAGCAAATGTCTAAATACAAAAGAGCAGAAGAAGTATTAAATGCAGGATTAGGAACTTCTAATATTGAAGAAGCAACTAATAACTTATCCAATTTCTACAAAGAAAAAGGAATCAATATACCTGAATATCATGAAGAAAGAACAGATCATGAGATAGAGGTACTTGCTAAAGATGATGCTAAAACAATTATTGATTCAGGATATGATGATATAGTTGAAGAAGTAGACAGATTAGCAGAAATAGGCATAGATAATATGTCAAAAAGAGATAAAATTATGTTTCAAATTTTAGCTGATGAAAGAACTAGATTAGAAAATGAAAAAGAACTTGCTGAATTAGGAATACCTAGATCAGAAGTTGAAAGTGATGAATTTAAAGCATATTCTAAAAAGTTAAATCCTTCATTAAGTTTAAAAGAAAAATATGAAATGTATTCTCAAACAAAGCCCAAAAAAATAGAAAACAAGATGGGAAGTATGAAGAACGGGCAAACTTCACAAGTAAAGGATTATTATACTGAAGAAGAAATTTCAAAATTAACTGATGAAGATTTGAGTAATCCTCAAATATGGGATGCAGTTAGAAAGAGTATGACACAGAATTATAAATCATATTAAAACTTCCCAATAAAAGAAAGGAAGGAAATAGAAAATGGCAATTACACATTTTCAACAAACAATTTGGTCAAAGTCTATTCAAGAAGCCTTAAAGACTATAACTTCATTAAGAAATCACTGTGATTTTCAATATGAAAAGGATTCAAAAAATGCAAAGGAAGTAAAAATTTTAGGTGTAGTAAGACCTACAATTAGAACTTATGTACCTGGAACTCCATTAACATTAGAAGCAGGAACTGATGCTAGTCAATTACTACAAATCAATCAATATAAATATTTTGATTTTGAAGTAGAAGATATTGATAAAGCTCAAAGTGTACCTGGATTAATGGAAGCACTAGCAAAAGAAGCTAGTAGAGGATTAGCAGAAGAAGGAGATAAATATGTAGCTAGCTTAGTAAAAGCTGGAGTAGAAGCTGGTACTAATCCATTAGGACAAAGTGCAAGTGTTATCTCACTAACTAAAAACAATGCAATGGAAAGTGTAGAAGATGGATTTGCATATTTATATGGTAAAAATGTACCAGTAAATAGTGAATTTTATTTAGAACTAGCACCATCAGTATTTACTAAATATAGAGAAGCATTAACTGAATTATCAACTAATAATCCAGAAATCTTAAAAAGAGGTGCTGTAGGTAAAATCAACAATGCATATGTATGCATTGAAAACTTACTACCTACTGGTAAAACTGGTACAGGTTCAACTGACAATGTTTACTACAATGTATTAAGAACTTCAAAAGCAATTGCATTTGTAGAACAAATTGACAAAGTAGAAGCATTTAGACCACATGATGCATTCCAAGATGCTCTTAAAGGTTTATATGTATTTGGTGCTAAAATTGTTAGACCAGATGAAATCTATGTAATGAAAACTGCAATGTAATTTAAAGCCCTTAGGGGCTTTTTATGTGTTTATAGTATAAGTGAGTGCAACTCTCACAAACACACCAAAAAGGAGAGAAAAATAATGAATAATGAACTATTTACAATTCAACCAAATTTAAAACAATATTATGGTAGAACTGTTACTAAAGAAATGAAATTTGATGAGAAGACAATAGACAAAAAAGTACATCAAAAATTAA